AGATCAGGAATCGCCGCCAACGTCCGCGCTTGATCTACATTCAAAAATTCTATTTCGACACCTTCGAACGCTGTTAGCGGCGTCGTGCCGATTCTCAAATCATCAAGGGAAACCGGCCCATAACCGAACGTGAACCGCCCGAAATACCGCACCTTGGTGCGCGACGGCGCGTCGGTGTATCCCGTGGCGGTGCGCGGCGGAAACATTCGATGCCGCCCGAGAACTTTTGGAAATCGCGCGAACGGCTCGGCGGCATTTGTCGTGCCCGATATGTCATAGGTGCGCGCGACCGATCCCGACCGGCCGCAGGACCTCATCTATGGGGTCTTTTCTGCAGGCCCGGCGGACGATCAGCTCAAGGGCTCAGCCCGGGGCTCCGAATTCTCTGGGACCACGCGCCTGTCGTCGACAAGCGCGGAGTTCTGGATCGCCAAGGCAGAGGTTGACGCGCTGTCCGCGCTCCCCGCCAAGGGCGACACGCTGACATTCACGAGCCGGGCGGGCAGCCCGGTCTACACGGTCTCCATGGTCCAGCACACGGACATGGGCGACCTGAACCTTATCCTCGTCTGGGAGGACCAGCCGATATGAGCCTCACCCGCCTTGCCATGCGCGTCGCGGCCGCCCGTACGCTGCTCGACCGAACGCTGGCCGGGGCCCGGGTGTTCGACAGCGCGGTCGATCCGATTGACCAAGCGATCGCCGATACCCGCCAGCCGCTCTTGGTGCTCACCACCGACGAGCACGAGCTTGAAGTGGAAGGCCGTGATCTGGGCAGCGGCACCCACCGCTGCGAGCTGGTGATCGAGATCGCCATCGCCTCCCGCGTGGAGGTGCCCGCCTCGAACAGCGAGGGTGGGCAGGTCACGATTGCGATCCCGCACACCGACGAGGGCATGGAGCTGACGCTCGACATCATGGAGCATCAGGTTGTCCGCGCCTTGAACCGCGACGACAACCCGTGGTCGCAGGTCTGGATGAAGCTGGTGCCGCGTATCACGCGCAGCCTATCTCGGCGCGGCGCTTCGGCCGAAAACGGCGTGCGCTTTGCCGCCCGGCAGCTCGTCTTGAGCTGTGACCTTGTCGACACCCCGGTCTCCGGCGGCGCCGTGGCCCCCAAGAGCGCGTGGGGCGAGCTTCTGGCCCTGATGGACGCGGACCCCGCCCTGAGCGGGATCGCGAGCCTTCTGCGCGGGGAGATCGAGGGAGAGCTGCTCGCAGAGTGGCGTCGCGCGGCAGAAGCCCTCGGCGTGCCGCTTGAGGTCGCGGGCCAAATCGGCATCGGCCCTGCGACAGGCAATGACGCCGACGACCCAGAGCGCCTTGATCGCGTGGCCGTGGATGGCGCGCAGATCAGTTTCGATGCAATAAACGAGCCGGAGGGCTGACATGGCGATCCGCGAGCTTGTCGAGCTGGCCTCCCGGGTGACGGAGATGGAGCGCCGGCTTGCCGGCGTGATGCGCCACGGCACGGTGGCCGAGGTTGACCCCGCCACGCAGCGCGTGCGGCTGGATTTTGGCCCGGCGCACGGCAGCGAGGGCCGATTTCTCTCGCCGTGGGTGCCCTACGCACAGTTTTCCGGGGCCCTGCGGGTCCACACGCCGCCCACGGTCGGGCAGCAGTTTACCGCGATGTCGCCCACTGGTGATTTTCAACAGGCCGTGGCGGTCCCGCTGACGCACCACGAGGGCAACCCGAGCCCGTCGGGCGCGGGCGACCAGAACGTCGTGACCTACGGCAATGTGACGATGACGCTGGCGGATGATCTGGTCCTGATCGACGTGGGCGGGGCGACAATCGAGCAGACCAGCGCGGCGATCACCATGACGGTCGGCGGCGTGTCTGTGGAGGTGAGCGGCGGGGGGGTTGCCATCACGGGCGGCACCGTCACCCACAACGGCACCGATATCGGCGACACCCATCGCCATGAAGACGTGATGCCGGGCAACGGCGTGACCGGGGTGCCGGTCGGTTAATCGGAAAAGGAGAAACAGATGCCGAAGTATCAGATCACGAAGAAGGCCGGGCGGTTCGTCGCCGGGCATCGCAACACGGGCGTCGGGACGATCCTCGACCTGACCGAGGCGGCTGCGGCGTTCGACCTTCGCTCGGGGGCGCTTGTCGCGGTCGGCGCGGCGGCCCCTGCGGAAGCGGACGAAGCCCCCGCCGTCAATCTCGACGCGATGAAGAAGGACGAACTGATCGCCTACGCGGCGGAGCAGGGGATCGACCTTGGCGACGCGACGACGAAGGCGGAAATCCGGGGCGAGATTGACCGCGCTGCGGCGGCGGCTGCGGAATAGCCCGCCAGACCCCCGATTTTTGCGCGAGCAGCCGGTGCCTGCCCCCGTCATGGGGGATAGGCCCCGAAATCCACAACGCCCGCCCACGGCCCGCTCAGGGGCCGTGGCGGGCTTCTTCATTTCTGAGGCCCTGCGATGGCGGACATTTCGACTGACCCCTCCGTGGGGCTGGACGCGCAGACGGGCGGAACGATCACCGGGTGGGATCACGTCCTCCAATCCCTGCGCGATATCTTCGCAACCCCCTTCGGGGAGCGGATCATGCGCGAGTGGTATGGCAGCTTCGTGCCCGCCCTGCTCGGGTCGAACATGAACGAGCGCGAGGTCACGCACTTCTTCATCGCCGTGACCTCTGCCATCGAGCAGTGGGAGCCGCGCTTCCGCATCACCAACATCAAGCCGACCCGGGCCACCCGCGACGGGCAACTGCACCTGATCCTTGAGGGCGAGTATCGCCCCCGGGCGACCTTCGGGGACATGACGGCCTACGGCGCGAAGCGCGTCGTGGTCTCGGGCGGATCGGCGGGCGTCGCCATTAGGGAGGACGAGGCATGAGCCGCTTTACTGCAATCGACCTTAGCGCGCTGGCCGCGCCGAACGTGATCGAGGAGATCGACTACGAGGATATCCTCAAGGCGATGCGCGACGATCTGGTGGCGATCTTCCCGGCCATCGCGGGGGTGATCGACCTCGAAAGCGAGCCAGCCCGGAAGGTTCTCGAAATCGCAGCCTACCGCGAGGTTCTGGTGCGCGCCCGCGTGAACGACGCGGCGCGCGCCCTGCTCCTCGCAGAGGCGACGGGGGCCGATCTGGATCACCTCGGCGCGCTGTTCTCCACCGCCCGGCAGGAGGGCGAGACGGACGCCCGCTATCGGCGGCGCATCCAGCTTGCGCCGGAGGCGTTCAGCGTCGCCGGGCCGCAGGGGGCTTACGTCTACCACGCGCTGACGGCGATGGATGAGGCGCGGGACGCGAGCGCGATCCAGACCGCGCCGGGCGTCGTCACCGTCACGGTCCTGCGCGAGCGGCAGGACGGGGACGAGGACGACGACTTCGAGGTGCCTTCCGACGATCAGCTTCTTGCGATCAAGGCGGCGCTGAACACCGAGGAGGTTCGCCCCCTGACAGACAGCGTTGTGGTCCGCGCCCCGGACGTTTCCGAGGTGACGATTGAGGCCGAACTGACGCTGTATCCCGGCCCGGACGCCTCGGTGGTCCGCGCCCGGGCCGAGGCGGCGCTGGCCGAATGGGTCGAGAAAAATCGGATGCTCGGGATGAACCTGACGCGATCCGCGATCTTCTCCCGGCTGCATCAGGAGGGCGTCATGTCGGTCAATCTGGTCAGCCCGGCGGAGGACGTGGTGATCCTCCCCACGGGCGTCTACCGCATCGCGGGGATGGAGATCACCACCGCAGATATCCGCGACGAGTGATGAACCATGAGCCATGAAACCCTACTGCCCCCGAATTCGACGGAATTCGAGCGGGCCATTGAGCAGGCGACGGCCCGGGTCGCGGATATCCCCGTCGATCCCCTGCGGCAGTTGCGGCAACCCTACAAGGTATCGACCAGCCTGCTCCCGTGGCTTGCATGGGGGCTGTCGGTCGATTTCTGGCGGTCAAGCTGGACGGAGGAGCAGCGCCGGAACTTCGCGGCGCGATCCCTGCCGTGGCATCAGCGGAAGGGCAGCCGGGCGGCGATCCGCGAGGCGATCAGCTTCACCGGGAATAGCGCGCGGGACTTCGTGACGCCCCCGTCCAAGACCTTCCTGATGCGGGAATACACGGACGAGGAGCGCGCCAAATTCCTCAAGCTGTTCGCGCAGCTTCGGGTCTACCCGTGGGTGCGGCGATCCACGGGGCGGCACTTTGCCCGCTTCCTGTCCAGCGCAGGCGACGGGATGGCCGCCAGCGCCTACGCCGGGCCGATCAGCGCCCTCGGGCCGACCGGCTCCCGCTTCACGCGGACGGCGGCGGTTTGGGATGCCGGGACCGAAACGCAGATCACCCACCGGGAGATCAAGCTGGAAAAGGTCGCGGACATTGGGGCGGTCGAATACGACGAGGTGGTGATCCCGGCGCGCAAGACGCGCTCGATCCACCTCGGCGCGATCCGCAACAACCCGGCCTATCTGGTGGACGATCAGTCGGTGCGGAGGCGGATGGTTCGGATCAGCCGCGACGCGGACTACGAGTATCGGATCAGGCGCGAAACCTACACGACCGTCTGGCCCGACGCGGGCCTGATCCATGTCGCGCCGGAGAAGGTGGCGGAGGCGCACCCCGCGCAGAACGGGTCGCGCTTCCCGGGCCGGAAGGCCGGGCAGCGCCCCCTTGGGGGCTTCCTGCCGCCGAGCGTTGCTTGGCGGCATGTTTTCGAGCGGTGGCATCTTCACGATCCCACCCGCGTCCCCGAGGCCCGGGTTCGCTCGGTCCACCTCGGCAACACCCGGCTCGGGCTGCCCCCGTATCACGCGGAGGTCCGCGTCAGGATCACCGGCAAGAGGCACAAAAAATGCACCTGCCGGTTTGTAGGCGGCCACATGCTCACGACGAGCAAGGACGCCATCAAGGAGGTTCGGGACGCCACCCGGGCGGCGAAGTCGCTGCGCGACAAGGTGTTGCTCGACACGAAGAACTGGCGGCTCCCGCAGCCGGGCGACCGGCTGCCCATCGGGTCTGTCAAAATCGGACAATTCATCGAGGTGTAGAATGGAACGCACTGTCATCTTCCGCGACCGTCAGGAACTTCAATCCGGCGATCTCAACAACGTCCAGTCGTTCGCGCAGCAGTCGCTCGACAACGTGGTGGCCGACGCCATCGAGGGCGGGCGCAAATACGCGGGCTTCTCGATCACCAAGACGGGGGCCACCGAGGTAACGCTCGACCCCGGGCGGACCTATGTGAACGGCGAGGTTTTCCAGCGCACCGAGGACACGGTTCTGGACCTGTTCAACAGCCTGCCTCTGGTGACGAAGAAGCGCGTCGCCATCGTGACGTGGGGCAGCGATCAGGAAACGGACGTGCAGCCCCGGGACTTCCTGATCGACGTGGATAGCGGCACGACCGAGCCGCAGTCGGTGGCGATGGAGGCCCTGCGCCGGGCCGAGGTGTCTATGGTCGCGGGCACGGAAGGCCCGGACCCGACCTATCCGACCACGGACGCGAATGTCGTGGTGATCGGCTACGTCCTGCTCGATACGACCGGCGTGGTCAGCATCGAGCAGTGGGGCGATACCGCGCTGCCGAACCTGTCGGCTGTGAATGCCCGCGCGACCGCGCTCGAAAGCTGGCGGGGGCAGGTGTCGGGTCAGGTGGACACCCTGCGCACCGACCTGTCCGCGCTGGCCGGGCGGCTGCCCGGCTACGCGCTGACGAGCGATCTGGCGCAACTCATGGAGAAGGTGAACGATCTGCGGGACTATGTGTTCGCGCCGACCTCCTCCCTGATCTATGTGGTCGACCACATCCTCACCGACGAGACGAGCCAGACGGGGCACGTCGATTTCGACGCGGAGGCGCAGGAGGGCATTCGCTTCCCCGAGGCAGGATCGGACGTTTCGGCCCTGTCGCTGCTCGATCCGAACAACGTCTATGTGACGAACAGCAGCGGCTTCATCCTGCCGAAATATGCCCACGCCCTGCGGCTGGACATGACCGGCTACGACGAGGAGGAGCGCGTCAGCACCTATACCTACGAAACCACCACCATGACGAAGAAGGAGCGGGCGCGTCGGCGCATTCGCTACGGTCAGTCGAAGGTCGTCTGCACGAACTCGGGCTGGTGGCGCACCGGGCGCTACGATCTGGCGACCGCGCTGTTCACCCGGCGCGGCGAGACGTGGGCGGCGGGGGTCGATCAAATCCCCGATCACCTGCCGAACGGTATGCGGGTCCGCAACGGCAACGTCCACTGGCTCAGGCTTCGCCAGATGTTCGTGGACGAATACACGGAGCCGTATTGGGAGAAGGTCACGTCCAGCCATTCGGTCAGCGGCCAGCAAGTCGCGCAGACCTTCCTCAACTCGCAGGACGGGTGGCTGTCGCAGGTCGGCCTCTACTTCTCGCGGAAGGCGGACAGCGGCGACGTTCACATCGCGGTCTGCGAGACGGCCTACGGGATGCCCGACCTGAGCCGGGTGATCTCGCTGACGACGCTCGATCAGGAGGACATTCAGATCGGCGGCGCATCGGGCGCGGCTGGCCTTCCCTCGCTGATCGAGACGAAGGTTCCGATCACCCCGACCTACCTGCAAGCGGGGCGGCGCTATGCGATCGTTCTCGTCACGGCTGGCGACCACTACGTCGCCATGACCAAGACGGACAACGGGGTCGTTCAGGGCACGTTCTTCGCCTCGACGGACGGCGCGTTCTTCGCTGGCAATCTGGTGAAGGACATGAAGATGCGCCTCTACATGGCGCAATTCGAGCGCACCCGTGTCGCGGTGGAAATGTCGGCGCTGTCGCTGTCTGGCGGCATCAGCGATATCGACATTCTCGGCGAGATGATCCAGCCCCCGGCCTGCGGCATCGAATTCGAGGTGCAGGTCAGCGGCGCTTGGGTTCCCTTCGCGCCGGATGAGGAAGGCCCGGACCTGACCGGGCTGCCCTCGCTCCTGCCCCTGCGGGCGGTGTTCGTGGGGACGACCGACCTGATGCCGGGCATCCACCTGACGAACAGTCAGGTGGTGGTTTCGCGGCCCAAGACGGCCTTCACTTGGCTGTCGGAGCAGCGGAACCTCGCAAGCGCGGCCAGCACCATCGTCGTGACGGCTGATCTGCAAGGGTTCGATGACACGAACCACGACTGCACGATCAGCCTGCTCACGGGGGCGGCGCAGGACGGCACCGAGGCGGCGGATACGGTCGAGGACGCCACGCTGGCGGACGGGACGATCCGGCGCACGGCGACGTTCAATGTCACCGGGATCGAGGACTACACGGTCAAGATCGTCGGCTCGACGGTTTCGGCGCTCGATACCTTCCTCGTCGCGGAACTGATCGACTTTGCGCAGACCTGATAGGAGGTCGGAATGACGCTTCAGTATGAAGATCTCCGGGCGCGCGACAGCACGAATATGGACCGGGACTTCTTCAACCGGCGCTACCGCCTGATCGCGGAGAATATCCAGTCGATCAGCACCGGCCTTGCGCAGGTTGAGGCGGCCACGGAGAACCTCGTCAAATTGGGCCTCGCCCGGATTGACGAGGTTCTTTCCCCGGCCCTGCTCACGGTTCAGGCGGCGGCGGAGAACAACTTCCTCGTCGCCCCCTCCGACACGGCGCTGACGCTGACCGTGGGCTTGGAGACAAGCCTGCAAATCAGCGACGAAAGCCTGTGGGGCATCTTCGCGCCCACCCCCTACATTCTGATCGCCCGGGACGCTGACGCGGCCCCGGACGATTGGGCACTGGCTCGCCTGCAATCCTACAACCGGGATACGGGCGGGCTGGCATTCGAGGTCGTGGCGGTTTCCGGCACGGTCGCTGCAAACGAGTATTCCGCATGGGTCGTCTCGGCCTCGGCGGGCCTCGGCAAGACGATCCTCGACGCGGCGGCGGCGCTTCCGGCGATCCGCGACGAGGCATCGGCGGCGGCAGCGCAGGCGTCGGACGCGGCAGCGGCGGCGGAGGCGGTGCTGGAAAGCGGCCCGGTGACTTCCGTCAACGGCCAAACGGGTGAGGTGTCGATTGTGATGGCCGATATCCCGAACCTTGTCGCCCTGCTCGGCTCCAAGGCCGACACCTCGCACGGGCACACAACGGCTCAGGTGACGGGGCTGGAAGATCGGCTCGTCGCCTTGGAAACCGGCGCAGGTCTGACCGATCTGGACGGCGGCAGCTACTAACCAATGAACGGCCCGCGCGGCGGGCAAAGCAAGGAGACTGAGATATGTCTGACCCCACCTTTGGCATCAGCATCGCGCGCGTGGACAACGAGCCGCGCCCGGCGGTGTGGAGCGACATGAGCGTCGTGGGCATCATCGGCACGGCGGGCAGCGCGGACGACGCGGTGTTCCCGCTCAACACGCCGGTTTTCATGTATTCGGACGACCAGACCAAGCTGGCGGCGCTCGGCGCTGACGGCGAACTGGCCGACGCGATCAGCCTGCTCAACTCGCAGCTTGGCGAGTTTCAGGTTTCGGCGAAGGTCGTCGTGGTCCGCGTCGCGGAGGGCATGGATAACGACGCGACCGTCAGCAACATCGTCGGCGACGAGGCGGCTGGCACCGGCCTGTATGCCTTTCTCGACGCAGGCCCGGACCTCGGCGTGATCCCCCGGCTGCTCTGCGCGCCGGGCTGGACGGGTTCGCAGGCGGCCCCGGAGATGGCGAACCCGGTCGTTGCGGCCCTTCCCGGCATCTGCGAGCGGCTGCTTGCCCACGCTGTCGTGGACGGCCCCGGCACCGATCAGGCCGACGCAATCGCGTGGCGCGAGACGATCAGCAGCGACCGCATCATCCCGGTCGATGCGGGCGTCAAGGTGTGGGACACCGAGGGGGATGCGGCTGTGAACAAGGCCATGTCCCCGGCGGTGATCGGGATCGGTGTGCGGCGCGACCACGAATTTCAGGGGCGGCCCTTCCATTCGTGGGCGAACCAGCCGATCCAAGGCGTCGTCGGGACTGCGCGCCCGATCAACTTCTCGCTCACGGACGGCGCGACCGAGGGGCAGACGCTTCTCGCGGCGAACATCGGGATCGCCACCCGGGGCGAAATGGGCGTCAGCACGGCCATCGCCAACGGCGGCTTCGTCTTCATCGGCACCGACAATGCCGGGGCGGACGACCTCTGGCGCTTCTACAACGTGACGCGCGGGCGGGACTTCATCCACCTGATGCTCCTGTCCACCCTGCGGTTCTACCTTGGGCGCTTCAACCTCACGCGGCAGACCATTCAGGCGGTCGTGAACACGATGGAGTTGGCCCTTCGCAGCCTGAAAGCTGACGGGGACATTCTCGGCTACGAGGTGAAATTCTCCCGCGACCAGAACACCCCGGAGGAACTGCGCCTCGGGAAATTCACCATCAACTTCGCGGCTGAGGAGGCCCCGGTCCTGCGGTATGTCGGCATTCAGTCGGCGCGCTATCGCCCGGCGCTTGACGCGCTCCTGTCCGATCTGCTCGCGCAGATGGGCGTGAACGCCTGATCGCCCCCCGGAAACCCTGAACGCTCAGAAGGAGAACCACGATGAGCAATCTCTATGTGATGGAGGCGGCGAACCTCTTTGCCGGGGATCACGATCCCACGGCGTCGCTGCACCTCGAACTGACGGAACTGGCCCTCCCCAACTTGGAGGAGATGTTCCAAGACCATCATCCCGGCGGGAGCCGGGTGCAGATCGAGGTTGCGGTCGGGATCAACAAGCTGTCCAGCACCTTCAAGCTGGCAGGCTGGAACCCCGGCCTCCTGACGCAATTCGGCCTCGGCGAAACCGCGCGGCGCATGTTCACCGCCTACGGCGTGATCCGCGACAAGCGGGAGGGCCGGGCCATCGAGGCGAAGGCGCTGATCGAGGGTCGGCTCGGCAAGGCCGAGGCCGACGCCTTCCAGCGCGGCGAACTGCAAGGCCACGACTACGCGATCAACGAGATCATGCACTACGAACTCTGGTTCGACGGGAAGGAGAAGATCTTTTGGGACTTCTTCTCGACCGAGTGGCGGGTCGATGGCGTGGCGCAGAACGCGGACGAAATCGCGATCCTTGGGATCACGGGCTAAGGGGGGGATGATCCATGACGAACACGCAGCGCGTGAAGCTGGATCATCCCTTTGAGGTGGACGGGGAGACGGTGGAAGCCGTCTCCCTGCGCCGCCCGAAGGTGCGTGATCTGCGAAAGATGGAGGCGGCCCGGAGCGGCGGGGACATGGAGCAATCCGTGGTCCTGATGGCTGCGCTCACCGACCTGCCGGTCAGTGTGATCGAGGAGATCGACAGCGACGACTTCATGAAGCTGTCGAAGATGATCGAGGGTTTTTTCCCGAAGGCGGGGGAGCGTGGCGGTCGGTAGCGGCTGACGTTGCCCACGTCCTCAACACGCCGCTTTCCGCAATCGAAGAAATGGAATGGTCGGAGCTTCTGCTCTGGCATGACGAGGCGCTCCGACTTTCCCGGGGGGCCAAGGAGGGACAATGGCAACCGAAACGTCGCGCCTGATTGTCGAACTTCTCGACCGGGTGTCGGAGCCTGCTCGCCGCGCTGCCTCGGCACTGACGGGCATCACGCGGGCAACCCGGGAACAGAACCAGACCCCGCTCAGTTTTCAGGAGCGGCTTGACGGAGCCATCGCGCGGAACAACCGCGCGCTGGCGAACGCCCGGAGCGGCCTGATTGACGCCGCCGCCGGGTTCTACGCACTCCGGGCCGCGATCAGCGGCCCGGTGTCCGCCGCGATGGACTTCGAAAGCGCGATGGCGGACGTGACGAAGGTGGTCGACTTCGACAGCCCCGAGGCGCTTGAGGCGTTCCAAATGGACCTGATGGAACTGTCGCGGGAAATCCCCGTGGCGGTGAACGGCCTCGCCGATATCGCGGCGGCTGCCGGTCAGGCCGGGATCGCTGGCGAGGACTTGGTGCGCTTCACCGATGCGGCGGCCCGGGTCGGCACCGCGTTTGATATCACCGCCGCAGAGGCGGGCACCAGCATGGCCCACCTTCGGACGGGCCTCGGGCTGTCGATTGACGAGACGGTGCTGCTCGCGGATGCGATGAACCACCTGTCGAACAGCCAAGCCAGCACCGCCGCGCAGATCATGGACGTGATGCTCCGGGTCGGTGCGCAGGCGCAGACCTACGGCCTTGCGGCGGATGACACCGCCGCGCTGGCCTCCGCGATGATCGCGGCGGGCGCGGAAAGCAACGTCGCGGCCACCAGTATTCGGAACATGGGCCGGGCGCTGACCCGGGGCGAAAGCGCGACGGCGCGGCAGGCTGACGCCTTCGACGCGCTCGGGCTGTCGGCAACTGATGTTGCGGCCCGGATGCAGACGGACGCGACGGGCACGATCCTCGATGTTCTTGAGCGGCTGCAACAAGTGCCTGCGGAAATGCGGGCGGCAGTCACCTCCGATCTGTTCGGCGACGAGGCCCGGGCGCTCGGCCCCCTGCTTACGAACCTCGATCTGGTCCGCGACAGCCTCGGCCTCGTCGGTGACGAGAACGAGTATGCCGGTTCGGCTTTCGCGGAAGCAGAGCGCCGGATGGACACCTTCGGCGGGGCGCTGACGACCTTCCGCAACCAGATCACGGAGGTCGGGGTCGCCCTCGGCGACGCCCTGATCCCCCGGCTTGAGGCGACGATGGACGCGATCCGGCCCGTGCTGGAAGCGGTCGCCGCCTTTGTCCGCAACAACGAGGGGCTGACGGCAGCGATCTTCTCCACAACATCGGCGGTGATCGGCCTGCGGGTCGCGCTGGCGGCGTTCCGCTACCTCGGCCTGCTCGGCAAGGGTGGCGTCCTGTCCCTGATCTCCGGCGGCCTGCGCATGATCGGAGCGACCGCCATCCCCCTCGGGCGGGCGGTCGGCGAAAGCGTCAGGCTGCAACGGACGCTGGCGGCCATGTCGGGGTTGAACCTCGGCTTTCTCGGAACCGTCCGGGCGGCCCTGTCGGGGATCGCCGGGCTGACCGGGCTGTCGGGCGTGACCACGGCATTCAGCGCCTTCGCGGGCGTTCTCGCCACGGTAAGCGCGCCGGTCTGGTTGGGCATCGCGGCAGCGGTGGCCGCCATCGCGGCGGCTGGCCTTCTCCTGCGCCGGTATTGGGATCGGATCACGGCCATCGTCAGCGGCGTTGCCGGGGCTATCGGCGACCGGCTGGCTCCTGTGATCGAGCGGATGCAGCCGCTATTCGACGCCCTCGCCCCCGTGGTCAATCTGGTGACGGCAGCGTTCACCGGCCTTCGGAACATCCTGCAAGGGGTGGTCGAGTGGGTCGGCAACGTGTTCGACGGCCTGTTTGAGCGGGAGGTTCTGAGCGAGGAGGAGCGGGCTGCGGTTGCGGCGAACGCGGCGGACCTGACCAACAGGATCATCGACGCCCTGCTCGGCCTACCGGCGCGGCTTCTGGAACTTGGGCGCAACGCGATCCAAGGCCTGTGGGACGGCATGGTGCAAAAATTCGAGGAACTGCTCGAATGGGTGCGTGGCATCCCCGGGCGGATCACGGAAGCCGTGGGCAACATCAACCTGCGGAGCCTTGTCGGCGCTGGCGGAGGTGACGAAATCACCACCTTCAACCCGATCACCGGCGAGCGCGCGGCGGGCGGCCCCATCAGCCGGGGCAGCCGCTATCTCGTCGGCGAGGAGGGGCCGGAGGTCATCACGGCGTCACGATCCGGCTACGTCCACCCGAACGGGACGGAGGGGGGCGGCCCGTCGATCTCGGTCAGCCCCTCCTTCCACTTCTCCGGCATGAGCGCGGCAGATGCCGACGCGATCAGCGAGCGGGTCCGCACCACCATGCGCGACGAGGTTCGGGAGATGTTCCGGGGCGTCTATAGCGACACAGGAATGAGGTTCGCATGACCCTGATGACCCTCGGGCCGGTGACGTTTGAGGTCTACCCCTTCAACGCCACCGGCTACACCCACAGCCACGCGAGCGACTTCGCCAACAAGCCCATCATCGGTGCCCGGGAGGCGCTGGAATGGGTCGGCGAGGGCGCGGAGACGTGGACGATCAAGGCAAAGATCTTCCCGTTCAAATTCGGCGGGATGGGCGACCTTGAGAAGCTGCGGCAGGCCCGGCAATCGGGCCAGCCGCAATACATGATGCGCGGCGACGGCTCCCTGATGGGGTGGGTCGTGATCGAAAGCGTTACGGAAACGTCCTCCTACCTGAGCGCGGTCGGCGTCGGGAAGGTGGTGGAGATCGACATTCGCGTTCGGCGATCTGAACGCCCCTCCAATGGGTCGTTCTTCTCCGTGATGCAGGGGGTGTTCTCATGGCTGACCTGACCGAGACGATCACCGTGCAGGGCGAGGGGATCACCGTCTCCCGCCTGATTTGGCGTCGCTTCCACCGCCCCATGCCGGGGCTGGTGGAGCGCGTCCTTGATATGAACCCCGGGCTGGCCGATCTAGGCCCCTACCTGCCCCTCGGAACGAAGGTGGCGATCCCCGTCCCGACCGAGGGGACGCCGGATATCCAGCCCCCAATAACGCTGTGGTGACGCCATGTCCAAACGGGCCGCTTTTGAGGTTATCGTCGGGGGAGCCTTCCTCGGGTCGATCCTATCGCCGAGGCTGATCTCCCTCACGGTCAGCGACAAGGTTGGCACCCACACGGACACCGCGCAGATCACCATTGACGACACCGATGGCCGGGTTTCGCTGCCCCAAATCGGGGCGGCGATCTCGATCCTGCTCGGGTGGGACGGCAGCGGCATCCGGCAGGTGTTCACGGGGACCGTTGACGAGATCAGGTCCAGCGGATCGCGCGGGAGCGGTCGAACGCTGTCGATCAGCGCGAAGGGGATCGACACCCTTAGCAAGGCGAAGGAGCCGCAGCACCGGCACTTTGACCAGATGACCGTCGAGGACGTTCTGACGCAGGCCGGGCAGTATGCCGGGATCGGCAGCGTCCGCGTCGATCCGGCCCTCGCGTCGATCATGCGCGAATATGTCGAAATGCACGACGAAAGTTTCATCCACCTCGGCGAGCGGATCGCCCGGGAGGTCGGGGGGAACTTCACCATCCGGGGCACGGAGGCGATCCTGTCCCTGCGCGCAGCGCCCTACACGGCGTTTGTGCGGGCCGTGTGGGGGGAGAACCTGCATCAGTGGGATATCCGCCCGGACATGGGCCGCCCGGCGTTCAGCGCCGCCGGGGCGCGCTGGTATGACATGGCTGCGGCAGCGTGGCGGACGATCAAGGGGCAGACCCCGCTCCCCGCGCTGGCGGAATTCTGGAACAGGTGGCCCAAGCCCGACGAGCAGGAGGCCACGACGCAGACCGAAAGCGATGCGGCCACCACCGAGCGCGACGCGGCGGAGGGCAGCGTCAGCATCGAGGGCAACACGGAGGCGGTCCCTGACGGGCTGTGCATCCTGAGCGGAACCCGTCCGGGTGTGGACGGGCCGTATCGGATCGAGGCTGTCACGCACAGCCTGAGCCGGGGCGCTGGCTTCGTGACGAAACTGGAACTGAAGCGCGCGACCAAGCCCGAGGCCGAGGCCGAGGGCAGCGCGGCGGCCCCTGCCGCCGCCGCGCCTGCGGCAGAGGTGGAAAGCAGCGCCCCTCCGTATCTCGATCCTGATGCCGAGGGGCCGCAATAAGAAGGGCCGGGGGATGCCGGAAAAGAATAACTTTAGCGACCTTGCCGACGCTCTGGACGCGGCGAGCCGCGAAAAAGACGTGTCCGCCGAGCAGGCGGAGATCCTGATCGAAATGGCGAACGCCTTTCGGGACCGGCGGATCGGGGGACTAGGGATCGAGGCGCTGGCCGACTTCACGCTGGTCCTGCGGGCCAGCGCGGCCCTCGGCCCCGTGAAGCGGTGGCTCTGGCGGCTCATGGCGGGCTTCGGCGCGCTTGTAGTCTTTTGGGACCAACTACGAGGGCGGATCATGGACCTCCTCGGATACGGGGGCTGAAATGGAGCGGTTTATCATCTGGCCTCTGGCGGTTCTCACGCTCGCCATGTTCCTGTTCGACCCGCGCTGGTTCTACGACCCGTTGCAGACCGACATCGCGGCGGACGAGGGGCGGGTCTACGAGATCGGAAGCGCCACCACGTCCGATTTTTTCTGGATCGAGGTCGAGGCCCGGTATTTCGCCCGGCGCTACATTGACGAAACGCAGGAGTGCGACGGCGGGGCCGACAGGTTTCGCGTCGATCCCGAGGTGGTAGGCCCCAACGGTTATTTCGTCACGACGCATTCAGCGGATTTCGTGATCGAATGCGCGCAGGGCCTCGGCCCGGTTTCGGTGTTCTACGAATGGCGGGTCTACCTTTGGGGGTGGCTCCCGGTCATGAACCCCGTGACTGAGCATCAGCGGATCAGCAGTCACCGCGCGGCCCGGATCGCCGGGGGGCGCGGCAGCGCCGGGCAGGGCGGCGGCTGCGAATGGGAAGCGGCGTTCAACGAATGCGACGCCCTTCTTCAACAGCTAACGGAGGAAGCCGAATGAGCATGGCAGATTTCAAGGGCGCGGCCCGGAGGTTGGACGATATCGACCTGCCCCGGATCGCGCAGACCATCGGCTGCGGGGAGGATCACCTTCACGCGGTCATGGAGGTCGAAACCCGGGGCGGCGGCTTCGACCGCTACGGGCGTCCGAAGATGCTTTTCGAGCCGCACATCTTCTTCCGCCTCCTCAGTGGGGCCGAGCGCGAGGAGGCTGTCCAGCGCGGCCTCGCCTACGCCCGATGGGGCGAGCGCCCCTATCCCGCCGACAGCTACCCCCGCCTGATCGCTGCAATCGAGATCAACCGGGACGCCGCCCTGCAATCCGCGTCGTGGGGCCTCGGTCAGATCATGGGCTTCAATGCGGAACTTGTGGGCTACGGCTGCGCCGAGGATATGGTCGCCGACTTCCTCGATGATGAAGCGGTCCACCTTGAGGCGATGGTCGCCTTCATCGTTGCCGCCGGTCTGGACGACGATCTGCGGCGGCAGGATTGGCGCGGCTTCGCCCGGGGCTACAACGGCGCGGGCTACGAGCAGCATGGCTACCATGAGCGCCTTGCGGCGGCCTACCGGCGCTGGCAGGCGATCCCCGACACCCCGTTCCAGATCGACCGCACCCCGGAGAACCCGAACCCGCCGCGCGACCCCGTGGTCGAGACCCGGGGCCGCGCCCTGCGGGATGGGATGCGCGGCGAGGACGTGGCGCTCCTGCAAGGCACCCTTGCCCGCCTCGGCTTCTTCGCCGGGCGGCAGGACGGCATCTTCGGCATCCGCACGGCATCGGCGGTTCGCGCCTTCCAAGGCTACGCCGGGATCGAGGCGGACGGGATCGTGGGCGAGAACACATGGATCGCCCTCGAAACGGCCGAGCCGAAGCCCGAGCGGGACGTGACGGAGGATGATCTGCGGAACGATGGGTCGCGGACCATCGACGGGGCCGACAAGGCGGAGATCGCCGCAGGCGGCCTCGCGGCGATCCCGATTATTCAGCAGGGGGTCGCCGTCGCGTCTGAGGCGCAGGGCGTGGTCGAGTGGGGCCTTCTCATGGTCCGCGAGAACTGGCCCTACCTGCTCGGCGCGCTGGTCCTGTTCGGCGCGGTGATGTGGCTGACAACGCAGATCAGGAAGGCCCGCGTCGATGATGCCCGGACAGGGAGGAACCTCGCGCGATGAGCCTGCTTGCATTTATCCCGGCGGCGGTCTGGCGATGGGCCGCCGTGATCGGGTCGTGGATCGTGGCCGTTCTGGCGGTCCTGAACCTGCGCGCCCGCCTGTCGGCGGCCAACGCGCGGGCGCGGGACGCGGAGCGGCGAATTTCAATCACGCGCGAAGCCGAGGAGATCGAGGATGATGTGGAAGCGATGGATCGCCCTGCCATTGATCGCAGCCTCGCTCGCTGGATGCGTTAGGGCGACGGACTGCGAATGGGCCGAGCCGATCCTCCCCTCGCCGGAGGATCGGCTGACGGACGGGACGGCCCGGCAGCTTCTCACCCACAACGAACGCGGCGCGCTGTTCTGCGGATGGAGGCCCCCGAATGACGACTGAGGTTTTTGAGGCGGCGGTGATCTTTCAGGGATACCGCTACCGCCAGCGGCTCGTCGCTGACAGCGCGATCTTCCCGCAGGACGGGGTGTTCGCCGCGCAGGTCCGCGCCAGCGTGGAAAGCGCGACGATCCTCGCCACGCTCACCAGCGGGGCGGGGATCAACTGGATCAGCGACACCGAGATCGAGATCGACATTCCCGCCGGGGACACGGCGGGGATGGCTGCCGGATCGGTGGTGATCGACTTCGTTCGCACCGACACGGACCCCGACCAGCACCTTCAATTTCTGGTGGAGGTGCCCGTGCGGCTCCCTGTGACGCGGGGGCTGTAGCATGGCGGACGAGATCAGCATCACGCAGGCGTCCGGCCCCGTTCGGGTTCGCGTCGTCTCCCCGGCAACGGTTGCCGTGTCGGCTCCTCCCGCGCAGTCCCGCATCCGAGCGGGAGGGCTGCCCGGGGCGGCGGGGCCGAAGGGCGACAAAGGCGACACCGGCCCATCTGGAACGCTTGAAGATGGCGTTCTGATCGACGGCGGGAACTTCTGAGAAAGGACTGAGCAATGGCAAATGAAATCAGGCTCAAGCGCCGCCTGAGCGGCAACGCTGGTGCCCCGGCGGCGCTCAAGACCGCCGAACCGGCGATGAACTTCGTGGACGATGTTCTCTACATCGGCAAGGGCGACGATGGCGGCGGCAGCGCGACGAGCGTGATCCCCATCGCAGGCCCGGGCGCGTTCGTGGACAAGAGCAGCGCGCAGACGGTCGCGGGGAAAAAGACCTTCTCGGTCGTGCCCGCAGCGTCGGAGGACGCGAGCGCGGGCGACGATCTGGTCCGCAAGAGCCAGATCGACACCCTGCTTGGCGGGAAGTCGGACACCGGCCACGGCCACGCGGTCGCGGATATCACCGGGTTGCAGGCGGCCCTTGACGCCAAGGCCCCGCTCGCCTCGCCCACATTCACCGGCACCCCGGCAGCCCCCACGGCGACCCCGGGAACGAACACGACGCAGGTTGCCACCACCGCCTTCGTGCAGGCTGCGGTGACGGCAGGCTCCGTGGCGGCGGTCGGCGATATCGGCGACGTGACGATCACCTCCATCGCGGGCGGCGAAATCCTGACGGCGCGCCGTGGTACGCGGCTCTGGCAGGGCATGTGCGAGTTGCCCGCGCGCCGCAAGGCCCCGCAGGACAAGGCCATCGCGCTGGTCAACCTGCTTGCCGAGCCCGGCGCATCGTTCTTCGTCTATGACCGTGGCCGCGCTGCGCCGCAATCCGACCCCACAGGCAGCGTGCAAGGTGCCGCTGTCTGCGAAGTCATGTCTGTGGCTTCTAGTCGCAAGGAAATCACACTTCGGGACATGCCTGTCGGTTTCGTCCTGACGCAAGGCGACCACATCTCGATTGCCTACGGGTCCAGCCCGGTGCGGTAT